GGACGAGGATTTCGTGACTCGTTGAACGGGTTCGCGGAGCACGTCCTGTTAATCTTCCGGACACAGGGGGGTCTTTCCCTGACTAAGAGACTAAAAGTCTACGCACTTGTTATCAAGGCGTTCTTGGGAAAGAATCCTTATACTTCAACTGAAAAGTTGGGTATTCGGATCCGCCTGTGCAACGGATTACCCAGAGCATTACCACCACGAGCACGGAGCGTACTCCGGTCACGTCCGGTTCAAAGTATTCGATTATGGATCTCCTTGATCCATTATTATAAGGCAATGGTCGTGAAAACACCAATGCCGGATCTGTCGGGAGTCATATCGACTCCTGTAGTTCTTCCAGAATGGATTATACAAGAGTTTACTTTGTTCCAAACAAGGTTTTTAGACTTGTTTAAGGACGTGTTGAACCGAAAGCCTAAACCAGACTATTCGGAACCAGAGTTTTACTCTTCCTTCAAATCTGGACCTAATATGAGGCCAGCATTAGCCGGGTTATTACCCGATCTATTTGCATGGCTTCGTCTTTTGGCTATCAAAGATGGTTGGATGAGTGAGACTCTGAACCAGAGACCGCTGACCAGAAAGACAAAGGTGAAAGAACTTGTCAAGATTGCTCTTGATTTGATCGATCACGCTGAGTCATTGATTACTTCAGCTCTTAATGATTCTCAAGAGAGTATCGCTACTCTCAAGTTAATCCCCCTATTCCGCTTTTCAACGGTTTGGGGCATCAACAAGTGGCTGTTAAAGGCCGTCTTGAAGATGATACCAGAGATGAAAACTCAAATTTCTGATCAGACGGGTTACAACAAAGCTGCTGGCGAATACGACTTTATGGCTCTTTATTTAGATATGGAGCGTGAGGCAAAGGGCGAAAAGCCCTCTGCTCCACGAGCCCAGTCTAAGCATCGAGCTTCTAAAGGCGTGTACGACTGGCATGCCCAGTTGTTCGCTTCGTTACCCATGGACGGAAACCTGCCTGGCTTCTACGATACAGAATCGTCCACACCTTTTACTATATCCCCTGAGACTAAGGAATCCGCGACTTGGTCGTGGATGTCCTCTTTCTCGGAGGAGAGCAGTAAACCTCTCTTGACCAAACTAGCTTTTTTACAAGAGCCAGCAGGAAAAGTCAGGGTTATTGCAATAGTAGATTGGTGGAGCCAGCAGACCTTAAAGCCCATTCACGAATGGCTATTTTCCCTTTTGGCTTCACTTCCAACGGATGCTACTTTCTCACAAGAAGGTAGTCTCCGGTCGTTCGCTAAAGAGGTTGGAAAGAATGTATATTCTTTCGATCTCAAAGCTGCGACGGAAATGATTCCTCAAGAATTATACACCATAGTGCTTGGGGCTTTCTGGTCTCAGGAGAGAGCTTCGTCATGGATGGCCTTGTTAACTGACCGATGGTTCAACTATTCATATCGTGACCCCGTCACGAATGAAATATTGAAGTCTGGAGTAACCCGGTACCGTCGGGGACAACCCATGGGGGCTTTGTCCTCTTGGGCCTCGATGGCTATCGTTCACCATTCGGTGATCCAGTACGCTGCCGCCAAAGTACAAATGTACCCCTTTTGGGGATACAGGATACTTGGGGATGACATCGTAATCGGGGATAATAAGGTTGCCCAATCCTACCTTGCGGTTTGTGAAATGTTACAAATCCCCATCTCCCTTCCAAAATCCCTTCAATCATCTAATGGGTTCTTCGACTTTGCGTCGCAGATACTCCAGTACATGAGGAACTTCTCACCAATTTCATTGCGTGAGGAGCTCTCGGCTTACAATCCTTGTAAGCGCGTTGAAATGGCGTTAAGGTTGGTCAGAAGGGGGCTCGTAGATTTCAGCAAACCCGGCTGGTTCTCTTCTTACCTGAAGCTTGTCGTGTGTCCTACTGTCTATAAACAGATAGTGGATGCGCGGAAGTTAGGGAAGTTAGATATAGCTGCTAAGGTGGTC